CCGGGCAAGTTGCCTGTGGTTGAGGTGACGGGTACTTCCGTGGTAAAAATACAGACACCACAGGGTGAACTACGGTTCAAATCCCCTGAATGGATTATTTCGGGTTGGATTGACCGACCTGAAATCATGTCTGGGAATACTGCGGCTGAACCTGTCGCTCCAGCACCAGCCCCAGAGGTGCAGTCAGCAGACGACTTGTTCTAAGTCGCAGTAGATGGCGATGTCGGTCTCCTCCCCGGCATCGCCATCGCTTTCTGGGGATGGAGGAACGAGGATAACAAAAATGAACAATATTGGGGCATATATAGAAGCGGTCGCAGATCATTATCACGCTGGCAGACCGAAGAAACGCAACGGGCATGAAATCCGTTATGGCAACAATGGCAGTCTTAGCGTTGATACGAAAAAAGGCACTTGGTGGGATAACGAACTATCCGAAGGCGGCGGCGTCATTGATATGGTGCGCTTTCATGAAGGCGCAGGTTTGGCGTCTGTGTCAGACATCTTAGAACGCAAATTCGGCATCCCAAAGCGCACTCAAGAAAAACTAAAAACGGTGCGTCACCACGTTGCCGATTATGATTATTACAATCAGGATGGCGAATTGGTATATCAGGTGCAACGCTTTGCGCCTAAGACATTCCGTCAACGCAGACCAGACGGAAACGGCGGCTGGATATACAACATGAAAGACGTTGAGGCACAGCCGTATAATTTGCCAGAGATAATGCTAAACCCAAACAAAACGATTTTTATCGTTGAGGGTGAAAAATGCGCAGACAAACTGAATTCGCTTGGCGGTATCGCCACCACAAGTCACGGCGGCGCAGGTAATTGGAAGCCAGAACTCAACTGGCATTTCAAAGATCGTAAGGTTGTAATTCTTCCTGATCGGGATGATGCTGGCGATAAACACGCAAAACAGGTCATCAACAACCTGATCGGGATTGCGTCAGAAATAAAGCGCGTTGATCTGCCCGGGCTATCCGATAAGCAAGACGTTTATGATTGGTTCAACAATGGCGGCACGGTCGAACAACTCAAAGACCTAGTGCGTAGTCACAATGTGGTCACAACACCGCAAGAGGTTACAGAAGACAACCAAAAGCAACCGAATGAAACCTTCCCTGTTATGTCGATCAGTGACCTGCGGAATATGCCGCCAGTGCAATGGCTGATCGATGACGTTATAACGTCATACGGGCTGACCGTGCTTTATGGCGCGCCGGGCGTTGGTAAGTCGTTCATCGCTGTTGATATGGCGTTGTCTATCGCTCACGGGCGCGCGTGGCACGATAAGACGGTTGATGAGGGTGTTGTGCTATATATCGCTGGAGAGGGCGTTGGTGGCCTTGGAAAGCGCATTAAAGCGTGGCAGACGCATTATAACATCGATAATAACGATGCGCCGATGATGGTTATTCCGATGGCGGTGCAATTTCGCGAACAAGAAGACATCGAGAAACTTATCCGCACCATTGGCGCGATTGAGAAAGACATTAAGTGCATCGTAATCGATACAGTCGCCAGATCGATGCTGGGGATGGAAGAAAACTCAAGTCAAGAAATTGGAATATTCGTTGAGGCTTGCGACAGCATCAAGCGAATGTTCAAATGCGCGGTGCTGGCGATCCACCATAGCGGTAAAGACGCCAGCCGTGGTATGCGCGGCTCTAACGCGCTTCTGGGGGCTTGTGACACGTCTTTGCAGATCAAGGCGTCTGATAGCGTTATTACGATCCACACCGAAAAGCAAAAAGACGCCGAACCAATAGATGATATGTCGTTTGCGTTGGAGCAGGTTGCGCTGGTCGGTGAAACGTCTGCGGTCGTCAAAATAACGGACAAGAAAACCGTCAAAAAGATGGTCGGCAGTGACCGTGATGCGCTTGAGGCACTCCGAAAAGCACTGTTCGATGCAGGTCAACAAAAGGTCAGAATTGAGGTCTGGGAAGAGTATCATCGCCTAAATTCGCTTGATACACACAAATCTACACGCACAAACGCTAGGAAGCGATTGCGTGATAGCGGTTGCATTGGCATCGACAATGGGTTTGTGTGGATTAACAAAGACTTAGACGATGAGGTTGCACGGGATTTATGGTAAATGCAACCAATGCAACCACAATGCAACCCGGTTGCACAGGTTGCATCACCCTATAGGGGATGCAATATGCAACCAGTTGTGCAACTTGATGGAGGTGAAAATGAGTAAACGCGTCAACAAACCTGATCGCGGTCTTGTGTCGAAATTTAATGGGCGCGATCAGATGCGAATGAACGATCTTCAATATCGGCGAATACAGGATGCGCTGGTCAAACATGATTATGTTGTGAGCGAATACGAAAACAAATGGGGCGTTGATCGCTTACAAGAACTTGTGCCGTCTGAAATGCGTGATCGCTTCTATCAGCAACGCGATAAGTTAAATGCCGCGATTGAAGCGAATGACGGGAAGGATGTACAGCATCAGGTACAGGTTATGTGTCGCGCTTATGTCGCGCTTGAGAAGAAAGCCTTAGAGGATGGCATGAAGCCGTTGACGGGTGAGTATTGGGAGACGCCATTACCAGATGGACGTGTTCTGGCGATTGCTAAGACATTTGCGGAAGCCGGGAAGGTTGCAAGAGACAATCGTGAACTGGTCGTGTATAGTTTAGAAGAGATCGCTAATTTCATCGGGGCTGAAAAGAAAAAACTGACAGATCAACTCAACAAGATCAAAGAGACTTGCCCCGGTGCGGCTGTTACATCAGTGACACCAGCGAAGGATATGATTGACGATGAAATCCCGTTTTAAGAGGTTATCATGAAAAAAGAAGAATTTATCGAAGAGGTTGGACGCATCTTGAAAGAACGCGGCGAGAGTTACGGCGGCGCGGTTGAGGTGCATCAGGACATTGCGGATATGTGGACGATCATTCTGGGATTTCCTGTTAGCCCAGCAAACGTGGCAAACATGATGATCGCGCTCAAACTTATTCGCAACTCTAACTATGCAAAGGCTGATAACTGGCTAGACATTGCTGGATATGCGGCAATCGGTATGGAATGTACAACTCAATCTAATGTGGTAAACTATGAAGACTTTACGCGAGAATAATGTCTCCCCACTGTCCCCGGCATTGCGCCGGGGAACTTTTTGCATTACGGTGATGGAGTTATGCCAATAGTTTATTTTTTTAACGATCTGGTGATCTGCCCTAAATGCCAACGCGAAACGCTTGGCTATGTGGAAGAATTCAGCGCAAAGATATGTTGCGATCATTGCGATCACGCCATCCTCGATGCAAACGATGACGATGACATCGTGATCTTTCATCCCGATCACTTGACGGTGCAGTGATGGAAATCAAAGTCACAACCAACATCAGCACGATAGCAAAAGCGATTGATGCGTTTGGCAAAGATCAAATCCCGTTTGCCACGCATCGCGCGCTTAACGATACGGCTTTTGCTTTACGCAAACACATCGTTGAGAAAACCTATCCAAAGTCGTTTGAGGTCAAAAACAAATCATTTGCGCGCGCTATGTTCCGTGTTGAACGGTCGCCATCGAAGCGCAAACTATCTGCGGCTGTGTATGATCGTCTTGGCAGAAACTATATGGTTGACCAAGCCGAAGGCGGCATCAAGACGCCACGCGGCAAGTCTATCGCTATTCCCGGGCAAGACCGTCCACAAGTGCGCGGTCGTGCATCGTACAATAGACACAAGCCACGCACTGTGCTGGGAAGGCCGCGCGCGTTTGTTCAAAAGGTTGGCAATCAAGAGATGATCCTAGAACGCCGCACACAAAAACGTTATCCGTTAAAGCGGCTCTATCTATTAGAACAACAACCTGTGCGTATTCCTAAACGCTTCCCGTTCTATGAAGATGGTGGACGCAAGGCGCGCGCTGACTTTGATAAATACTTTGCTAAACGCTTCCGTGAGGCCAGAATGACAGCGCGCCGCAGGTGAATGGGTCCTTCCTAGCATTATCCCTTGCGGGTAACGCGCGACCGCAACATTTTTTTAGCGACAGAATTTTAACAGGGGCTTTAATTTTAACTGGGGAATAAAATGAAACATCAAATTGAATACATCTCGACCGAAGAATTGATCCCATATGCGCGTAATTCACGCACCCATTCAGACGA